ATGTCCGGAAGTGATGGTGAGAATAACTATGGCGTGGTCATTATGCCTGAGGTGATCGCAAATGAACAGTAAGCAGAACATCATATGGCAGCCACAGCCAAAGCAGATAGCGTTTATGCAGAGACCTGAATTCGAATGCCTGTATGGCGGAGCTGCAGGCGGTGGGAAGAGCGATGCACTTGTGGTAGAAGCTCTGCGTCAGGTGCATATCCCTTACTACAAAGCACTCATCCTGCGTAAGACATATCCGCAGCTGACTGAGCTTATCGACAAGAGTCAGCTGATTTATCCGAGAGCGATTCCTGGTGCGAGGTACAACAGCACTACGCATACATGGACATTCCCTTCCGGTGCAAAGATCGTGTTTGGCTCAATGCCTCATAACAAATCGAAAACAGACTATCAAGGAAAAGCGTTCGACCTAATCTGTTTCGATGAGTTAACGCACTTTGAGTATGACGAGTACACATATCTGTATTCAAGATGCAGACCGAATGGTCCAGGCACACGCTGCTATATAAGATCGACAACTAACCCAGGTGGTAAAGGCCACAATTGGGTGAAGGACAGATTCATCACAGCTGCTCCGCCTATGACTCCGATAGTCGAGGATGTAGAAGTCACAGACAACAAGGGCAAGGTCATGCACATCAAGCGTGACCGAATCTTTGTGCCTGCTACAGTATTCGACAATCAGAAACTGCTCGATAATGATCCAAGCTACATCGCATCGCTTGGTATGATGCCTGAAGCTGAGAAGAGAGCACTGCTGTACGGAGATTGGAACAGCTTTAGTGGGCAGGTGTTCAACGAATGGCGTAACGATCCAAGACACTACGATGACAGACGATGGACGCATGTGGTCAATCCGTTTCAGATACCGGATACATGGCCTATCTATCGTGGAATGGATTGGGGATACGCTAAACCATTTTCAGTAGGATGGTATGCCGTAGCACCAGGCGGATGTCTGTACAGAATCAGAGAGCTGTATGGCTGCACAGGAGAACCGAACACAGGAGTGAAGTGGACTCCGCAAAGATGTGCCGAAGAGATATGGGAGATAGAACACGATGATCCTAATCTCGCAGGAAGGTACATCTATGGTGTGGCTGACTCAGCTATATTCGCATCGGACAGCGGTGTGCCTATTGTCGAAGCGTTTGAGCAGGCAGGCATCTACTTTGAGAAGGGAGACAAGCAGAGGATTCCTGGAAAGATGCAGTGCCATTACAGACTCGCATTCGATGAGGATGGGCAGAGCATGTTCTATGTGTTCAATACTTGCAAGCATTTTATCAGATGCATTCCATCTCTTGTCTATGACGAGACTAATGTCGAGGATGTCGATACATCGCAGGAAGACCACAACTATGACGAGTGGCGTTATGTCTGCATGTCGAGACCTATCGAACCGAGGATAAACGTACAGCCTGATGATACAGAGTGGACTCCGCCTCCGGATGATCCTCTGAATCTGATGGGTGCTGATGATGGTGTTATAGATCCGTTTGATACAGTGATGCTGTATGGATAAAAGGAGAGTGACTATGGACGAAAAGAAAACCGAAGAGAAGAAGAAGCGAAACGAGATGCCCTACAATGTGAGGCGTGATGCGTTTGGCGAGGAAGAGATCGAGCAGGCTCTTGATGACCTCAAAGAATATGCTGCAGGCAAAGCAAGCATCGACAATAAGGCCACAGAGAATCAGGAGTGGTGGAGACTGAGACATTGGGCAGTCCTCACCGAAAAGAATGTCGGCAAGAATGCGAATGTCAATTTCGGTTCTGCGTGGGCGATCAACTCCCTGCTGAACAGACATGCCGACATCATGGACAGTTTTCCGAAGCCTAACATCCTGCCGAGAGAAGCTGACGATGAAGCTGAAGCAAAGGTGCTGACGAGCATAGTACCTGTAGTGCTTGAGCAGAATGATTACGAAGCTGTGTACAGACAGAAGGGATGGGATTTTGTGATCGATGGCGGTGCTATCACCGGAGTCTTTTGGGACAGCATGAAGCGAGATGGCATGGGAGACATCAGCATCACGAATGTCGATGTGCATAACCTCGCATGGAAACCTGGCATAAGTGATCTGCAGGATTCAGACAAGGTGTTCTATGTCAGCCTTGAGAATATCGACTCAGTCAAGGCTCGTTTCCCTAAGATAGCCGACAAGATAGGACCGCAGGATACAGGCATTGTGACGAGGTATCTGCACGATGACAATATCGACTACACGAACGTAGTCGAAGTCATCAACATGTACTACAAGAAGACAGTCATGCTGCCTGTCAAGATGAAGGGCCGTGATGAGGAAGGCAACGATACAGAGGTAGTCATCCACACGATTCCGAAGACCATCCTTCATCTTGCGATCATCGTGAACGATCAGCTCGCATTCTGCAGTGAGAACGAGCCTGGATATGAGAATGGATACTATGAGCATGGTCAGTATCCGTTCGTTATCAGCAGGTTGTTCCCTGTCAAGGATTCTCCTTGGGGATTCGGATATCTTGACATCATGAAGAATCCACAGAAGGATATCGACAAGTTAGACCAGGCGATCATCAAGAATGCTATGATGAAGGCTCGTCCGAGATATTGGGCGAAGAAGAATGCCAATATCAATGTGGATGAATTCGCAGATTGGGATAACGAGATTGTCGAGGTAGCTACAGGTGAGCTTGGTGACAGTGTGCGGAAGATAGATGTCGATGATGTTCCTGCAGGTGCGATGAACCATCTCGTCAACAAGATAGATGAGCTGAAAGAGACATCAGGAAACAGAGACTTCAACCAGGGCGGAACAAGTGCCGGAGTCACGGCAGCTGCATCCATCGCAGCACTGCAAGAGGCAGGTAGCAAGCTCAGTAGAGATGTCAATAAGGAGCTGTATCGTGGCACAAGGGAAGAGTACTATCTGATAATCGAGCTGATGAGACAGTTCTATGCCGAGCCAAGGTCCTTCCGTGTAGAGAATGGCATGGGCGGATATGAATTCATGCAATTCAGCAATGCAAGGATAGTTGGTGAGGATACTCCTCTGCCTGATGGTACTATCAGACACAAGCGTCCTATCTTCGATATCCTTGTCACAGCTGAGAAGCAGTCTCCGTTCAGCAGAGCAGCACAGAACGAGACAATAAAGGAATTATACGGCATGGGATTATTTCAGCCTGAGAATGCGATCCCTGCTCTTGTGTGCCTTGATGGTATGGACTTTGAAGGCAAGGACAAGATCAAGCAGCAAGTTCAGAACAATGCGATAATGCTTCAGCAGTTCCAGGCAGCTATGAATCTGATACAACAGCAGGCGATGGTAGATCCTGCTTTCGGAATGATGGCTATGCAGAGCGGTGTGATAGATCCTGAGCAGATGGCAATGATGCAAGAGGCACAAGCGCAGGCTCCTGCTCCACAGCAGAGTGGTGGCGGTTCTTCCGGTGGTAGTGGCCTATCGTATGCAGACAAGATAAGAAAAAGATCCGCAGAGGCAGCGAATCCGAGTGCAGGGGAGTAGATATGACAAAGGTAATGCTTAATGCTGATGAGTTAGGCGGTGTGTTCTATGATTGCATGAATCATAGCGGAGACCATGATGTATGCACAGTGATGAGCACTCTGTCCAATGTGCTTGTAGAGGCCTGCTTCAGAGCAGGGAGCGAGCCTACAGAGTACAATCCTGGGCATGTGAGGATAGACATGGAACAGGCTGATCCTATGACTGTGGAGCTGTTCCGCACAGTAGGCTCAGTCATAGAGAAATTCGCTAAACAATATCCTGACTACGTTAAAATCTATTAGCAATAATGGATGGTTGGTTGGGATAAAGGGTGGCAGGAAAATAGTGTGGGGCGAAATGCCCTGCACTCTTTTTTTATACTGCAGATATAGTGACAAAACGGACTCGCCATCCGTAATAAGGCAGAAAGGAGACACTATGAATCATAAAGATTTTTTCCTTGACTTCCATCTCTTCGATGGTGAAGGCGGTGGTGGCATAGGAGCAGAAGCCAGTGCTTTTGCTGAGTCAATCGGACTTACCGAGTACTCGCAGAAGCAGTCCTCATCTCAGTCAGACTCTAAGCCAAGAACAGAATACGGCAAGTCAAAGGACAGCGGAAGGACAAGTCAGGTCGGCTCTGACGATAACGGCAAAGAGGATCTCGATGCCGAATGGAAAGCTCTTACAGGCAAGGGCGGAAAGTTCCATGACCTGTATGGGCAGTCAGTTTCCGGAGCTATTCAGGACAGATTCAAGAATCAGCAGGATCTATCAGGCCAAATAGATCAGATAAGCGATGACCTCGCTCCGCTGTTCATGAATTACGGACTTGAAGCAGGAGACTTTGAGGGTCTGAAAGACGCTATCGCAAACGATGACAAGTTCTATGAGGCAGGAGCTGAGAAGGCAGGACTCGATATCGAGCAGTACAAACATCAGCTTGAGCTTCAGCAGAAGGCAGACAGAGCACAGAGAATCACAGATGCATATGAGCAGCAGCAGAGACAGAACGAGATGTTCGCTCAGTGGGAGCAGGAGTCAGCTGAATTACAGCAGGCGTTTCCTGGTTTCGACCTCGCTCTTGAGATAGAGAGCAATGAGGAATTCGCAAAGCTCATCAGCAATGGTACTCCGGTGCAGACTGCGTTTGTCAGCACACATCTGCAGGACATACTCAGCGGTGCTAATGCCGATGCCGAGGCAAGAGCTACAAGGAATGTAGTCAATGCCATACAGCAGAGAGCAGCAAGACCTGCTGAAAGTGCGATGCACCATGTGGCTGCGGTAGAGCGCAAGACAGATCCTTCGTCATTAACAAACGATGACATGGACGAGATTATCAGACGAGCTTCAGAAGGTGAGTCATTCATCTTCTAACCGAATGTTCCCTTGTCCATGCCAGGCATAGATGAAGGGAGAACAGAAATGAAAAACTTTATTTACGATTTCCATCTTTTTGATGGGGAATCTGCTCAGCAGAATTACACTCCGCTGAATCCGAATTGGACCGGACAGAGTACACAGACAGGAACATACACAGCACAGCAGGACCTCACTCCTGAAATGAAGACCTTCTA